GGGCGCCGGCGACTTCAAGCCGCGCCCGATCGCGCGTCCGATCCCGAGGCCGCCCACCGCGTGGCGGAGGAGGGCGGCTACGCCGCCGGCGCCACCACCCGCCTGCCCGGCGACACCCAACGCCGCTACCGCACCGGCCGCACCGCCCAACTGAACCTTTAAGTCACCCCCCCCAACAAAAAGCCGCGTCCGCTTCGCCGCCATGGCCGACCAGGCGGTCGTCAGCATGAACGAGCCGTTCGGGCGGGCGCTCGAGGCACTTGCCAGGAAGAGACCCCGAGGGCATTGCGGGAGGAGCGAGGGTGGAAGTACCGTACCGCCATTGCCTCCAGGGCGAGTACAGGAATTATCGGGCGAGATCGTACTCGCTTGTTGATTGCTTAACCCGCTGGCTTATATATCAACCTCGCGGTTGGGAGACTTGCCTTAGCAGGTCGTTGGAGCCAGGTGCTTCGCCCGGCCGCCTTTTTCGTTTAAGCGATGCACCTTCTCTACCTCGACGACTCGGGTTCAGTCGGCAACCGGGATGACCAGCATATCTTCCTTGCGGGTCTTTCGGTGTTCGAGCGCCAGACGCACTGGCTAAGCCAAGCACTCGACCATGTCGCTGCGAAGTACTGGCCTGACTCCCCACATACGTTGGAGTTTCGTGGGGCTGATATGTTCAGTGGAAAAAAGCACTGGCGCGGACTGGAGAAGGCCGTGCGCGAGGAGGCTTTTTGTGACGCGCTGCGTGCTATCGCATCCATGCGTCCACCCGTCCGGGTATTCGGTGCCGCAGTTCATCGCGCGTCAATCTCTCCCGAAGATCCAATGGAGTTCGCTTTCGAGCAGCTGATCAATCGGTTCGACCGCATGTTGGGAAGGCTGCATCAGGCCGGCGACACGCAGCGCGGTCTCATCGTGCTCGACAAGACCTCCTATGAAACCTCACTGCAGGGCTTGTCCCTGACGTTTAAGACATCCGGCCACCGCTGGGGCCGCGTCCGCAACATGGCGGAAACACCGCTGTTTGTTGACTCGCGAGCTACCCGTCTGATCCAGGCGGCGGACCTGATCGCTTACGCCCTGCGGCGGTACTACAACAGAGGCGAGGCGCGGTACTTCGATATCATCAAAGACCGGATCGATGCTGAGGGCGGAGTGGTGCATGGACTTACGCATTACAGACCGGCGGGTGAGCGGTGCGTCTGCTTTGCATGCCGATAGCCGCACGGGTGCAAGAATGTGCACCAGCGTCTCACCTCTGCGGGCGGCGCGCTGCGTCCCGCCGGGCTGGGATCGTCGGCCCGCCTATGTATGCAAGGATTGCGACCCCTAAAGCGCGCAGGCGAGGCGGGGGGAAAAGCGCGGGCCTCGGGGATCCACGGCCGCGGGGCCTAGGGGGTCGGGTAGACCTGCTGGACGGCGAGGGCGCCGGCGGGGGAGGGGCGTAGCAGCTGCTCGGCCGGAGCTGAACCGTCCAGCCAAGCGCGCCCGGCGTCCAGGGACAGCACCACGACCTGGCGATCGTGGATCGGCGCCACGCATGGACCCGGCTCCGTCGTCAGCATGGCGAAGGCGTCCTGGCGGATGATGCCGGCGATCCAGAACCAGGGCTCGGCCGCCGCAGTGAACAGCCACTTGGTCTTGCGCGTGTGCCCGGCCTGGGGCGCAGTGAACTCGTAGAAGCCGTCGGCCGGGATCAGGCACCGGCCCTCCAGCGGGAAGGCGCGGCCGTCCGATCGGAAGTTGAACACCGGCCGTCCCTGCGGCGACTTCCACGCCCAGGGCGTCATCGCCAGCTTGGCGGCCTCGCCCCGGAGGGTGACGACCGGCGCCTTGTCCCCGATGCGGACGTCGCCGGCGAAGTTCGGCACCTGCCCGCCGGCGAAGGTCAGGGCCAGGCCCTGCGTCTTCAGCACGTCGCCGATCACGCTCGCCGGGACGTGGAGCCTGTAGTTGTTGCACATGTCGTCGCCTCCAGGATGGTCGGGATCGGCCGCGGGCTTGGACGCCAGCATTCGCTGCGTCGTGAGTGCGCTCGATCGATGGGCCTCGTCGCTGACGGGCACCCAGGTGCCGCCATAGATGGAACGCGCGCGGAAGCGGACTCGTCCAGGGCACCGGCCGTCGCCGTAGTCGATCCAGCTCCGACACCGCGGCGTCATGCCCCACAGGATCAGATCCGGCCCGGTCAATCGCGCCATGGCGACCAGATCCACGTGAAGACTGGTGTGGCACCGATCGCAGTCGGCGACGACGTCCCAGCCGCGCCGGACCATCTGCCCGATATTCCACGCCTCGATCGGGCTGGGCGGCGTCCGGATTACGTCCGGTCGTTTGCGCCCCATGTCAGAGCCACAGGCTTATGGCCTGGGCCGAGATCGGGCCGTCGCTGAGGCTGACGTTGGTGGTGTAGCGAACCTGCGACGCTCGCGATCCGCAGACGCATCGGAACCGATAGGACGGCCCCTCCGGCGGCCATTGCCGTCCGGCCCCGAACAGCGGGCGCGGATCCATCAGCCGCCCATGGCCGCACCCCGGCGCCAGGCACTGGACCACCATGCGCCGGCCGCGACCGGCTTCAAACTCCTGCGGCCCGCGCCGCGACCTCTGCTCACTCACGATCCGCTCCTGACAGCCGACCGACCCGCCGCGCGCTCTACCTGCTGACAGACAGTAGGGGAAGTAAAAATGTTCCTGTAATGTTCTGTGGCAAGTTGCGGCAATCAGGTTGCATTCTGGGTTGTTTTAGCCGACAGTGGGGATTGCGTAGAAGGGAGGATGCTATGCAGCTGGCAATGCTCGGGATTTTGGCTGCTGCCCTACTAATTTCTAGCTGCGCTCCGACTGCAAGCACCGTCGTTGCGTCCGCACCAGATTGTCGTCCCTGGAGGGCAAAGGCGGTTGTCCAATGTTGGTGGCCCGGTACTGGGCATCCATTGACGAACTGCGAAATCTCGACCCGCTCGCAGTGTCCGCTCGACGAGCAGGCGGTTGGGGCGCTGGAGGGCGACGCCACGGTCATATTGGACGCGACCCGCTTTCCCCGGGGCACGTGGGCCTGGTTTGACGTCTATCAAGATGAGAGCGGCCGTGTCGGCCGCGCTTCCTTCAAAGACGATCACGGCACAATTCTAGTGCGGTAACCCAAGATTGTTGACTAACACGTACGACGTGTCATGGTGTTTTGCCTCGAGGCCGCTCGGGGCTCATCGCATGGAGGGTAGAATGAACAGATCACGTATTACGTCGTTTGCTGTGCTTGCGGCAGCCGTCGCCAGCAGCTTTGCTTTCTCCGTGGCGCCTGCTCGCGCCCAGACCCTTTCGGACTCTGCCGACATCTGCTTCGACATTTTGGTCCTCTGCAGCAGAGACACCGGGCAATGTGAGGTCATTACAACTCAGGTTCCCTGCTGATGAGGCTAGGCCAGCGGAGGGTGCCCTGCCGCTGGCCGTCATCGCCCCTCTGGCAGCAGCGCAGCCTGAAATTCTCCTCCGCACGTTATGATCCGCCGACGCGCAGGCGTGATCCACGCTCAGCACCGAAGTACTTCAGCGGTCTTCAGCCAGCGCCTCTGAGAGTGCGCCACGCGATCGCTGCAGCCAGGCTGCAAACCCCGTTACCGGCGCCTCGGGTGCGGTCCAGCCGATCGGCCATCCCATCACCAGCTCGTAGAAGGGCGGGTTCGAGATCAGGCCGGTCACATAGGAGCCGGTCCCATGCCGGAAACTCACCCGGACGTGGCGCGAAGAGCGGCGGCAGGGCTTCGCCGGCACCGCATCCAGCCCCCGCAACAGGTTGAAGATCGTCATCCAGATCCGCGCGGCGTTCGCCAGGCTGAACTGGCCCGAACTGCCCTCCGTCACATCGAACGGCCCGGCAAAGCCCGCCTTCGTCTCCTCCAGGACGAAGTCCGGGAAATAGCCCGCATCCTGCGCCGTCGGCGTCGGCCAGAATGAACAGCCGCTTCCGTATGTGAGGCGCGCCCGCTTCAGCCGCCGTGAACAGGCCCGCCTTGACGCCGTAACCCAGGCGCTGAAGGTCTCCGACGACCTCCCGACATCCCAGGGACAGATGGCCCTCGACGTTTTCCAGGAAGACCCATCGGGGGCCGACCTCGCGCACGATCCGTTCGACCTCGGGCCACAGGTGCCGGGGGCCGTGTTCGCCGCGGCGTCGCCCGGCCTGGCTGAAGGGTTGGCAGGGATAACCGGCAGAGACGATATGAACGCGGCCGCGCCACGGTCGGCCGTCAAAGGATCGCAGATCGTCCCATATAGGCGCCGGAGCCAGGGCCTGGTCTTCCATCCGGGCCACGAGAGCGGCCGCCGCATGGGCTTCCCGCTCGACGTAACCCACAGTGCGATATCCGGGCTCGGCGATATGCAGGCCGAGGTCGAGCCCGCCGTAGCCGGCGCAGAGAGAAAGTCCTCGCAAGTCCGCGAGGGCGTGTTCGGTATGAAGAGCCACAAAGCCCGATCCTTACTGTGCCGCTCGCTGGGCGATCGGTTTGGGGCTCGAGGGCCTCAAGACGTTCAAGGCCGAACAGCGCCGGCACTTGATTTCGATGACGCCGGCGAGGGCGCCGGGTTCGGACTTGAACAGCAGCGCCGAGCAGCTGGCGCAGCGAACCGCCTCGCGCGAGACGGAGAAAACCTTTGCAGTCATGTGAGACTCAACCCAAGCGAGCCCCTGCCGGTCAGGCCGGTGGCGGGGCGAAGGGGGCGTGCACCCCCCGACGTGCTGAGGTCTTGCTCTCGGCGGCTCGGGTGCGGCAAACACCCGGCCCCCGCCTCTTTCGAAAACGAGGGCGGCCCCTGATCGAAGACGGGAGCTGCTGGCGCTAGTCGGACCTGTTGTTCGGGTGCATCTGACAACAGGGTCAGAGGGCCGCTTCACGCTCCCTGAACCGCACCACCTCGACGCCCAACCAATCGTTGATCGCCCGGAACCGCTGCTGCAGCGGCACGATCTCCGTCAGGTAGAAGACCCGCTCGGCCTTCTCGACGTCGCCGAACCCGCCGGCCGTCTGCGGAATGATCCCCAGCAGCTGCGGCGGCACCCGATGGGCCGCCAGGACGTCGTCGCGGGTGATGTTCTTGATGCCCACGAACTCGTCCTTCGCCGCCGCCTCGCCGGGGTGCAGGATCTGCACCGAATCCTTCTCGCCCTGGGGCAGATGCAGAAACAGGCTCTTGAAATTACCGACGCCCTTGGTGTCGCGGATGGCCGACTTGATCGTCTCGGCGTCGTCCTCGGCCAGCCCGCCCTTGCCGACGTACATGACGAAGCCGGCGTGGGCGCCGTTCAGGAAATACCGGCGCCGAAACAGCGTCGCTCCCTCGTTCAGAAAGGCGGACTGCAGGCCGCCCAGGTATTCGGGCATGCCGTAGATCTCCTGGTCCAGCCAGGGCTGCATCCCGTGGAAGACGGCGCCCGGATCGAACCAATGCTCCTTCATGAACCCGGACAGGAAGACGAACGCGCCGGGGTTCACCCCCACCCGTGTATAGCGCGCCAGGCTGCGCTTCAGCGCCATCGGCCGGCCGGCCAGGTTGTTGACCCGCTCGACGAAGAAATCGCCGAACACCAGGTGATCCAGAACCAGCCCCTCGAAGGTGTGCAGGTCCAGCAGCGGCGACGGGATGAAGTCGCGCAACAGCTGGTTCACCTTGACGCGAAAGGCGCTGGAATGGTGGGAGGTGACGTTGGCGGTCCGGCTCAGCACGTCTCGCGGCAGGGGCGGCGCATAGTACGACCCGCCGACGCCCTGAATGGGCCAGCATTCCAGATGCTCCATGAAGTCGCGCCGGTTCAGCACCGGCTCTGCGTCGCCCAGACTGAACACCATGGGCGCCGCCGATTTGGCGGGGGGCGAAATCTCGCCCTGAACGGCGCGACCGAATCCGGCGGAGGTGCGGGCGCGCGCCAGGGCGCGGCCGCGCGAGGGCAGGGCCGGGGTCATTGTGAGATCTCCACGCTGGATCGGGTGGCGCCGCCGATGCCGGCGGCGAGGGGTTCGTTGAACAGGGCCTGGAAAAGAGCCCAGGCCAGGTCGGCGTGGCCGCTGTCCTTGGTGCGGCTCGCCTCATAGGTGACGTGGCGGCCGCTGGCGGTCATCGTTCGCCGGATCGACAGCAGGGCGCCGGTCAGGTCGCGGAAATCGACGTGGTATTCCAGTCGGTGCTTCCCGATGACGTCCAGGGCCTTGTAGACCATCTGGGTCTTCAGAACCGGGTCATAGCGATGCTCGGTCATCTGGGGGAAGAAGGCCCGGACCAGCTGCGCCACGGCGCCGCCGATGCCGGTGCCGTCGATGTCGATCTTCGTCACCCGATAGCGTTTGGTATAGGCGCGGATCACCTCGGCCTGCTCGGTGAAGTCCGATCCCTTGAACTGCTGGCGCTCCAGCACGCGGAACTTGCCGCCGGGCTTCAGCGGCGGCGCCACCACGACCAGGCCGGCCGCGTCCGCGTTCTCGCCGTTGCCGTTGGGATCATAGGACAGCCAGACCTCGCCGGCGTAGGGTCGGCCGGCGCCCAGGAAGATCCGCGCCATATCGACGTCGGGCCAGGCGTCCTCGCCGTCGACCATACAGGGCGACAGCGACGTCATGGGGAAGACGCTCAGGGTGTCGTCGACGAACCCGCACATCAGCAGATTGTCGAACTCCGGCGCCGAATACTCGTCGCGCAGATCCTCGATGTCGAACAGGTCGCAGCCCTGCGCCTCGGCGTCCTCGATCGTGACCGTGTGACGCCAGATCCGGTCGGCCCCCATTTGGCCGTCCTTGGTGGCGGCCCAGCTGACGTCGAAATCGCGGCGCCGGTCCTTGGCGCGCTTGCGGTTCCATTCCAGACCCGTCCAGAAGGCGTAGGCTTCGTGGGTGACCGAACTGGGCGTGCTGAAGTAGGTCTTGCGATACTTCTTCTGCATCGCCATGCCGCTGGCGACCTTCTTCAGCGTCTCGAAGCCGAAGACCCAGAAGAATTCGTCGAAGTAGAAATCCCCGTGATAGCCCTGGGCCGTCCGCGCATTGGTGCCCAGAAAGATCAGCTGCGGCTGCTCCAGCAGAACCCCGTCCTCGTCATGCCCCCGGTCGATGACGATCGGATCGCCGGTCAGCTCGACGCCGATGACCTCCAGAACGAAGGCGCGGATATAGCCGCGGAAGACGTTCGCCTGGTTCTTGGACGCGGACAGAAAGATCTGATTATGGCCGGTCTCCAGCGCCTTGATCAGGGCCTCCAGCGCGAAATAATAGGTCGCGCCGATCTGGCGGCTCTTCAGGATCATGCGTGACCGCAGATCCGACTTCGACCACCAGGTCCGCTGATAGCCGAACATCCGCTTCAGCATCGTCGCCTTCAGGATCTCGACCTGGTCGGGCGTGATGCGGTTCCGCTCGGGCTTCTTCTTCGGCCCGGCGTTGCGGTTGGCGACCTTGGGGTTGATGTCGCCTTCGTGGCCGCCGTCCATATAGCGGCGCAGCCGGGCCAGGCGCTCGGCCGCGCGGAGCAGGGCGTCGATCTCCTTGAGATCGGCCCCGGTCTTCGTGGCCTTCATGGTCAGGGCGACGTATCGGGCCTCTGTGACGCCCGCCATCCGTTCGATCGGCCCGGCCTCGTCCCACTTGTCGCGGCTCTTCCAGCTGGCGACGGTGTTCTCGGACACGTTCAGCAGGCGGGCGATGTCCGTCGGCCGCCACATCGACCAGTACAGGAACTTGGCCGCCCGCCGCTCATCCAGCATGGCGGCGACGGGGAAGGCGAAACCGCCCATGGCGGCCAGCAGCGCGCCCAGGTCGTCGCTGCCGCCGCTCGGCGTTTCGGTCTTTTTCGGCCGCGTCCTCATCGCGGCGGACGCTACCGGGCCGCTCGTCGGCGGCTGACGGTCGGGTGTTGTCAGACGCGCCCGCACAACAGGCCCGCCTTGAGAGAACGGGCGATCAGGCGGTGATCTGCGGCCTCATTGGCCGGGTCGCCCGGCTGCCGCCCAGATCGCCCGAGGCCCGATGTCCAAGACGCTGACGACCAAGTTCACCCGTATCGCCGTCGCCGGCCTGACGGCCTCGGACGGGCGCACGATCGAACCGCAGTGGCTGCGCGACATGGCCGCCAACTACAACCCGGCGACCTACACGGCCCGCGTCAACGTCGAGCACTTCCGCAACGCCTCGGCCGCCGGCCCCTTTCCGGCGCTCGGCGACGTCATCGCCTTGCGCGTCCAGGAAGACGAGATCGAGATCGCGGGAAAGACCGAAAAGCGCGTCGCCCTCTATGCCCAGATCCAGGGCAACGAAACCCTCCAGGGCTATCTGGCCGCCGACCAGAAAAAGTTCACCTCCATCGAGGTCGAGCCGAACTTCTCCGGAACCGGCAAGGCTTATCTGATGGGCCTGGCCGCGACCGACAGCCCGGCCTCCTTGGGCACCGAGGCCCTGCAGTTCTCGGCGCGCACGGACGACGCCTTCGCCAAGATCCGCAAGGCCGACCTGGACAGCCGCAAGAAGCACGAGACCTGCCTCTTCTCGGCCGCCTTCGCCACCACCATCGAATTCCAGGATGCGGCCGACCCGTCGGACTCCTCCGAGACCATCATTGATCGGATCGCCGCAAAGTTCGCCAAGGCGCTGAAGGGCGACGAGCCCAAGACGCCGGTCCAGCAGGAAACCGCCAGCGGACAGGGCATGGCCGAACTGGCCGCAGCCTTCACGGCCGGCATGAAGGAACTGAGCCAGTCCTTCAACCAGGCTTTGACCCAATCCGCCACGGACGCCGGCGCGCGCTTCGCCAAGCTCGAGAGTGAATACGCCGCCCTGAAGGGATCCGTCGAAAAGACGCACGACACTCAATACCGCGCCCGCCCGGCCGCCACCGGCCCAGGCGGCGGCGTGGAAAAGACGGACTGCTGATCACCACGCCTCGCCCTGCCTCTACGCCCTTTTGCCGATCGCCGACGGAACCTGACTGATGCGCAACGACACCCGCCAACTCTTCAACGAATATCTCGACCGGCAGGCGGAGCTGAACGGCGTCCTCCAAACGACCGTGCACGCCGAGAAGTCCTTCGCCGTCGCGCCCAGCGTTCAGCAGACCTTGATCGAGCGCCAGCAGGAGTCGTCCGGCTTCCTGAAGCTGATCAACATCGTCCCGGTGCCGGAGCAATCGGGTGAGAAGATCGGCCTGGGCATCGGCGGCACCCTGGCGGGTCGAACGAACACCGACAATCAGGACCGCGAGACGCAGGATCCGACCACCCTGGACAACGACACCTTCCTGTGTCGCCAGACGGATTCCGACACCCACGTGAAGTACGCCAAGCTGGATCTCTGGGCCAAGTTCCCCAACTTCCAGACCCGGCTGCGCGATCAGATCGTCAAACAGCAGGCCCGCGACCGGATCATCATCGGCTTCAACGGCACCTCGGCCGCGCCCCAGACTAATCGGGTCAACAATCCCCTCCTGCAAGACGTGAACAAGGGCTGGCTCCAAAAACTGCGTGAGAACAAGCCGACCCACGTCTTCGCCGAGGGGGCCAAGGAGGACGGCAAGATCATCGTGGATCCAGCCGCCGGCGCGGGCGACTATCGGAATCTGGACGCCCTGGTCTACGACGCCATCCACTCCTTCCTGCCTGAATGGGTGCGCGCCTCGACCGACCTGAACTGTATCGTCGGCGACGGTCTCCTGCATGAGAAATACTTCCCGATGGTCGATCGGGAAGAGGCGCCCACGGAACGCCTGGCGCTTGAAGTGCTGATGTCGAAGAAGGAGTTGGGCGGACGCCCGGCCGCGCGCGTCCCCTATATGCGACCCTTCTCCATCCTCATCACGCCCTTCGACAACCTCTCGATCTATGAGCAGGAGGGCACCCGTCGTCGAACCATCGTCGACAACGCCAGACGCAACCGGATCGAGACCTTCGAGTCCGTGAACGAGGACTATGTCTTCGAGGATCATGACTGGGCGCTGCTGATCGAAAACATCCAGATCGGCGCCACGGCCGAGCCCTGAGCGCCGGCAAACGACACTTGAAAGCACCCGGATCATGGAATCGACGATGAGCATCGCGGCCCAGGCGAAGGCCAGGGCTGAAGCCCGCCGCCGCGAGGCGGTCGAAGCGGCCGCCGACGTCGCGCGCCCTAAACAGAAGGTCGTGATCGTTCCCGCGCAGTCGCCCGATCGGGTGGTCCCTCCGATCCGGGTCGAGAGGATTTCACCTGCGGCGCGCCGACACGCCTTCCTGGTGGCGAGCACGTCCGGCGCCATCCTTGCCGCCTCGGGCGTTCATCTGGACGTCGAGGCCGCCAACGACCCCTATCTCGAAAGCGAGGCCGCCAAGACCCTGCTCATGCTGCAGGACGACAAGCGCAAGCTGAAGGCGATCCAGGCCCAGAGCCGCAAGATCGAGCTGAAGCGTCAGTTGGTCCCAAACTATCGCGGCTGGTGTGACGGCGTTCTGGCGGGCGGCCGCGGCGATCGCGGCCCGCTGGACTCGATCTTCACCACCATCCTGATGTGGACGATCGACATCGGCGATTATCTGACGGCCCTGCCCATGGCCGAGCATGTCCTCCGCTACGGTCTGGAGATGCCGGCTCACGTCAAGCGGACCCCGGCAGTCTTCATCGTCGAACAGATCGCTGAAGCGGCCATCGCCGCCTACGACCTGGCCGACCCGGAAGCCGAGCCTTTCCCGCATGCGGTCCTGCCCATGCTCGAGGATCTGATCGTCACCGTCGATGCGGACATGCCCGACGAGGTCACCGCCAAGCTGCAGAAGGCGATCGGCAAGGCCATCATGGCGGGCGCCGATCTGGAAGACGAAGAAGACGTTCGCCAGCGCCAGGAGGCGACGCTGCGCCGCTACATGACCGCCATGAAGCTGGACCCCCGCGCCGGCGTCAAGGGCGAGGTGTCCAAGCTGAAGAAGGTCCTGGGCAAGCCGGAGGACGATCTCCCCCAGGACGTCTCCGCCGCTGACGCCGTCCAGGCCCTCGCGTCCGCCATCGAGGGCGCAAGCGCTCCCCAGAACCCGCCGTCTCCGGAAGGAGCCGGCTGACCCGCTCGCCCCCCGGCGCTCGGCGGCGGGGCTGGCCCGACAACAGCGGGTTCGCCCGTCTGCAGCGTCCGACCAGCCCCCCACCGCCGTAGCCGGCGCGACCGAACGAAAGAGATGTCGTCGCCACAGGCGACACAGCAGAACCGGACCGCTCCAGCGCCATGAACATCTCTTTCCCCCCTCCCGGCAGCGACGACCAGGCCGCCCCGACCTATCCGGCGGCCGCCGAGATCGCCTGCGACGGCTGGTGGCCGTCCGTAAATCTGATCGCCGTTCGCGACGCCGTCCGTGTGCCCAGCGGCGAAACCGAACGACTGCGCGACGCCGTCCGCCAGGCCATGCTGGACATCGCCCATGAACTCGCGGCTTGGCGCGCCCAGCAGGAAGCCGCCGGCTATGCGCGCCTGGCCGACGTGCCCGGCCGGATGACGGTAGATGGTCGGTCGGACTATGAGCTGCGCTGGTTTCGCGCGGTCTATTCCGTCGTGGCGGCCGACGTCGGCGAGCGCGCCTTGGGGCCGCAGCTGTCCGGCGCCGGCGCGGACCGGGCGGAGGCGCTGCGGGCCGACGTCGATACCCATCTTCGCAACGTCTCCTATGCGGTTCGGGACTTCCTCGGCCGTCCGCGCATCATGGCCGAGGCGCTCTGATGGCCGGCCCTCTCACTGTCACCGCCCTGGAAGGCGACACGGTCGATGCGATCTGCTGGCGCAACCTGCGCCGCAGCGCGCCAGCGGTCGAGCAGGTGCTGCGCGCCAATCCCAACCTGGCGGACCACGGCCCCTTCCTGCCGCGTGGCACGCCTGTGGTCATCCCCACGCTCGCGACGGCGCCGGCGACGGCGCCCACGATCAATCTGTGGGACTGACTATGACCACCCAACCCCTGCAGTCCCAACCCATCGCCCTCCCGTCCTGGGCGGCCTTGGCCTTCTGCCTGGCTCTGGCGGCCCAGCTGGCGGGAATCGTCATCTGGGGCGCCAAGGTCGAGGCGCGCACGACCGAGCTTCACGAAACGACCGCGCCGCTGCGCCGCGGCGACCTGGTCAAGATTCAGACCGACGTCTCCTGGATTCGCGCCCAGCTCGAGCGGGAGGAGCGGCGATGACGCCCGATCCGCAAGACCCGCTGCCTGAGAGCAGGTGGCTGTATCGCCGCCTCTACACCTGGGCGCTGACCATCGCAGCGATAGCCCTGCTGTGGTGGCTGGTCCGTCGGATGCCGGCGGAAGATCTGCAACTCGTCGCCCTCTGGATCATCGGCCTGCTCGCCTTGGTCGTCACCTATTACCTGCTCGCGCCCAGCGCGGCCGAGCTGGCGCGGATATTCGCCGAGCTGCGGATCCGCCTCCCGTTCAACCGACCGTCTGGAGAATCGTCTTGAGCTTTCGCCTGTCCTCCCGCTCCAGGGCGCACCTGACCGGCGTCCACCCCGCCTTGGTCGCCGTCGTCGAACGGGCGATCGTCAAGAGTCCGGTCGATTTCATGATCACCGAAGGGCTCCGCTCGTCCGATCGACAGGCCGCCCTGGTCGCCGCCGGCGCCAGCCGCACCCAACGCTCACGCCACTTGACCGGTCATGCCGTGGATGTCGCGGCGCTGGTGGATGGACAGGTCCGCTGGGACTGGCCTCTCTACGGCCGGATCGCGGCCGCCTTCAAGGCGGCTGCGACGGAGCTCGAGACGCCCATCGTCTGGGGCGGAGACTGGAAAACCCTTCGGGACGGCCCACACTTCGAACTGGACCGGAGGGCCTTCCCGTGAAGACCCGGACCCGCACCTTCAACTTCGCCTCGCCCTGGGGCTGGGCCCTGTCCGGCCTGGCGCTCATCGCCTTCCTCTGGCTGGTCGTCGTCGCCCTGGGCGGCCTGGGCTTCCGCTTCGACCCCCTGGACCTGACGCGAAGGCGCGCTGATCGAGCTGAAGACAGGGCTGTCCTCGCCACCCTGGACGCCGGCGCCCGGGCGCGGGAGGTCGCAGGCGAGCGGGACACCACGCGCCGCGTCGAGGCGACGCGCGATCAGGTGCGCCAGGCCCAGGTCGTCGCCGCCGATTTCATCACCCAAGCCAGAGCTGCTCCCGATGCGAACCAACCGCTTGACGCCGATCGCCTTGACCGCCTGCGCCGCGCTGATGAGCGCCTGTGCCGGATCCGTCCGGCCGTCTGCCCTGCCGACGCCGCCCCAGCGGGAGATGCCCGCGACCGCTAGGGCCGCCTGTGTCCTGCCGCGCCTGCCGGCGAACGCCACCTGGGCCGATCTCGAGGCGCTCGTCCAGGCGCGGGGCGCCGCCATCCTCGCCTGTGACGCCGCGCGCCAGCTGGCCGTGGACGTCCACGACGGCGAACATGAGGATGAGGCGGCCTGGCTTAAGGCGCCAATGGCCGCTCCTGAGCCCTAGCTAAACATCCGGGCCAGGAGCCATCCCGCCACGGCGACCAGAATCCAGATCGCCAATCCTCCGCCTGCCAGCACAACGACCAAAAGCGACCTGGTCTTCAATGCGGCGTTCCCATCCGGAGTTGACCGGCGCGCCGAGCCGCCCGGATCAGGATCCCCGAAAGCAGGGTCCGCGGCTCGATCGCCGCATTATAGCGCAGGTCGCGAGTGGTGCGCAGGATCTCGAGCATCTCTCGCGATGAGCCGGGCGCGTCTTTCGGCGCGCATGCGGTCGGCGTCGCCGCCAGGGCGGGATTGGCTGCGTCTGGATATTGGTCGCGCCAAGCTTGGATGTTGGCGGCCCTGAACCGCGCAGCCAATGTGTCCGCGCAAAGGCCGCTGGGCAAAGGCATGTGCGCGGCCGCGAAGCGGGCCAGTCGCACCAGGTCGCCGTCGCTGATCAGAAATACGGACATGGCTCGCCGCGCGCTTGGATAGATGGACGTACAACCTAGGACGACGTAAGGGCCGGATTCAAGCCATGATGTCGGGGGGCGTCTGGAAGAGGATACGCCTTTCGTATGGGATGGACCCAAGCGGCGGCGTCGTTGCAAGCCGCTGGACTCCGATGAGCTGAACATCTGGCGACACGGTCCGACCCATTGTCCGCGCCAGGCTTATCCCGGCCCCATCAATCCATTCCTTTGCAACCTGCGTCCTTGCCCAGCCGTTTGGCCGGACGGCGAGACGGCGGCTTGTCCGCTTCACGAGCCACAGCGGAATGTGCCGTACAGGCCACCTTAGCGCTGAGATGACGACAGCGCCGCCGCCTCTACGGAGCCTTAAGACGACCGCGATCCCCAGCCCAAGGCGTCGCTTGCCTCGTCGATGAACATATTGACCAGGCGCGCTTCGTCGTCGCGGCCGAAGCCGATCAGTTCCCGCCGTGGATAATCAACCTCGGGGCCGTCGGGTGCGACCCGGTCGCGGCGGCCGTCATGGTGGATCAGGGCGATCCGGCTTGCCCGCTGGGTGAATTCGATCCAGCCGCTGTCTCCGTCCGCCCCGGCCTTCAGATGGCGGCCGGAGCGAAGGCCGCGAAACATCTGCGCCGGCCGCGCCTTCGACGGCGGCGCTGGGTCGCCGTCCGCGCCGGCGGTTCCCAGCGGCGTGATCCAGCGCACGATCTTGGCTCGTTCGAATGTCCGCAGGCCGCCGGCCTCGCGGTCGAAACCGATCAAATAGTCGCCGCGACCGATCCAGCTTCGCATGTCCACCACACGGGGCTCGCCGAAACCGCTTGAGGGATACAGGAACCGGGCGGGCCGGCTGGCCGGCTTGGCCTTGGGGCGGGGTTTCCGCTTCTCCCAGGGCGATCCGTCCGGCGCGACCTGGCGCGCCATCCGTCGCTGGTTGGCGCGCCGCATCTCCAGCGCCATGCGCAACAGCATGCGTCGGCGCTGGCCGGGCGCCAGCTTTTCCAGCATCTGCTCGGCCAGCTGGTGAAGGTGCTGCAGATCCTCCATGGCGTCGCGATCAGGGTGCGACCGCTTCGCCTGGATGGGCGGCGCAATGAACGACCAGGGCGTCATCCAGGAAAACGGCGTGGAGCGGCGCCCCCCGCTCCAGCGCCATGGGGCGGGGCGGCTCCAGGGCGACCAGGTCATGGCCCGCGCCGTCCGGACGAGCCACGTAGCCGAAGTCCTCTGTCAGGTTCACCGCCGCATGGAGATCGTACCGGTTCGCATCCAGGCGGACACAGGTCATGTCGATCGCCTTGGCCGCCTTGTCGGCGCTGGCGATCAGGTCGTGCTGCCATCGCTCGAGCCATTGCAGCAAGGGAATGATCACTTCGATCGGATTGCCTTTGAAGTCCGGCAGGTTGATCTCAAGCGTATAGCTCAGGCTGAAGCCCGATCCCGGCCGCGCGTCGGCCTGGGGGCTCAGATTGCTGATGACCATCTGCAGGCGCGACGTGTCGCCCTTGACGTGATGTTTGGCGTCCAGGGCGTCGGCCAAACAGGCCAGCAGGCTTTCGGGTTTTTTCATCGGGGCTACTCCGCTGCCGGATTCCTCGCGGCTGGGTCCGGTCCTGGGCAGTTCGCCATGTTGTGCGGGCGCGTCTGACAACAGGGCGTCGTCGCATGGTCGGGCAGGGCACGGCGACAACCCTCGCCATGTCCACCTATGCAGGCCAAGCCAGCGGCTCGACCGCCGTCGATCTGTCCAAACTGCCGATGCCGGCCGTCGTGGAGATGCTCAGCTTCGAGGAGTTGGTGGCCGAGGCCAAATCCGTCTTCCTCCAGTTCATCAGCGCCGTTGCGCCGGACCAGGTCGAGGCCCTCACGGCCGTCCTGACGCTGAGAAGCGAACCCCTGGTGAAGCTGATCGAGGTCATGGCCTATCGCGAGCTGATCCTGCGCCAACGGATCAATGATGCGGCGCGCGCCGTCACCATCGCCGGCGCCTATGGCGCGGACCTGGACAATCTGGTCGCGCTGCTGGGCGTCCAGCGCCTGGTGGTCACGCCCGCCGATCCCGTCAACCAGACCCCTGCGGTGATGGAATCGGACGAAGCCTTGCGTCGCCGCGCGCTCCTCGCGCCTGAAGCCTATTCGGTCGCAGGACCGGAAGGGGCCTACGTCTCCCATGCCTTGGGTGCGTCCGGCGATGTGCTGGACGCCAGCTGCACCAGCCCCGCGCCCGGCGACGTGGTGGTGACCGTCCTGTCTCGCCTGGGCGACGGCGTGCCCTCCGAGGCGCTCCTGACGACGGTCGAGTCCGTTGTGGGATCAGAGCGGGTTCGCCCCTTGACCGACCACGTCATGGTCCGGGCGGCCGAGATCCTGACCTTCGCCATCAGCGCCAGGATCACGACCTTCGCCGGTCCCGATGCCCAGGTGGTGCTCCAGGAGGCGCGCGCCCGTCTGGACGCCTATCTGGCGGGGGCCTTTCGTCTCGGCCGAGACGTCACACGGTCGGGAGTCATCGCCGCCCTGGCGGCGGAGGGCGTGCAGGACGTCGAACTGATCGAACCGGCCGCCAATGTGGTGTGCAGCCGCCTCCAGGCTGCCCGTTGCCTGGCGATCGACGTGATCCATGCGGGGCTGGGCGAATGACGGCGACGCCCCGACCCAGCCTGCTGCCGCCCAACGCCACCGCCGTCGAGCGAGCCCTCGAGGCCGTCACGGCCCGCCTCGACGAAACGCCGGTTCCGCTGCGAGATCTTTGGAGCCCGGAGCGTTGCCCGGTCCACCTCCTGCCTTGGCTCGCCTACGCTCTCTCGATCGACAGTTGGAACTCCGGCTGGTCCGAACCGATCAAGCGGGCCGTTGTGGCCCAGGCGATCGCCATCCAGCGCATCAAGGGAACGGCAGCCTCCGTGCGTCAGGTCGTCCAGGCGTTCGGCGGTCAGATCGCCATCCGCGAGCCGTGGCAGATGAACCCGCCGGGCGCGCCCCACACCTTCGAAGTGGTCTTGACCCTGACGGGTGAGGGCGGCGAGCCGGCCACTGCGCGTTTCGTGGACGAGGTGATCGATGAGATCGCCAGGACCAAGCCCGCGCGCTCTCACTTCACCTTCACCCAGGGCCTGAAGGCCGAGGCCGCCCTCGGCATCGTCGCCGGGGCGCGCCCGGCCCACTACCGCCGCCTGCAGCTCGAGGAGGCCGCCTGACATGGCCGGACTGACGATCACCATCACCGACGCCGGCCGCGCCGCCATGGTCAATGCGCCGAATACCGGAACCTCGGCCGTCACCATCACCCATGTCGGGATATCCAACCTCCACACGGCCGGCTCTCTGAAGGGGCTCACCGCCCTGCCGGGCGAAATCAAGCGCGTCACCACCTTCGGCGGCGACGTCGTCGGCGACGACGTCATCCACGTCACCATCAATGACGAGACGGCCGACGTCTATTCGGTCCGCGCCTTCGGCCTCTATCTGTCCACCGGCGTTCTGTTCGCCGTCTTCAGCGCCTCCGACGTGATCGTGGAGAAGAGCGCCGGGGCCATGGTCCTGCTGTCGGCCGACATCGCCCTGGTCACCATCGACACGGCGGCGATCCAGTTCGGCGGGACCGGCTTCATCAATCCGCAGGCGACGACGGAACGGGTGGGGGTGGTCGAACTTGCGACCTGGGAAGAGGCGGCCGCCGGCGCGCGCGCCGACCTCGTCGTCACCCCGTTCGGCCTTCTGAAGACGCTGCAGTCCTGGGCGAGCAACTTCGCGGCCGCCGTCCACCGCCACGCCATGACCGCCATCGACGGCCTTCCCGAAGCTCTCGCCGGCAAGGCCCCTACGGTTCATCAGCACGGCGCCGGCGACGTGACCTCAGGCGTCTTCGACGTCGGCCGCATCCCGGCCCTTGCGATGGAGAAGATCACCGGACTGGCAAACGCCCTGGCGGGCAAGGCCAATACGGTCCACGAACATGGCGCGGGCGACGTCACCTCTGGGGTCTTCGACGTCGGCCGCATCCCGGCTCTGGCGATGGAGAAGATCACCGGGCTCGTCGCAGCCCTGGCGGGCAAGGCTCCGATCAACACCCCGACCTTCGAAGGCGGCGGCGGGCCTGAAGGCGGCGAAGTCCGCTTGAAGCGGCCGACCAGCGAGACGGCCTTTGAGGCGGACGTGGCGATCGACCTCTACAAGAACAAGCTTCGCATCTTCGAGACCACGGGCGCCTTGCGGGGCCTGTTCTTCGACGTGACCGAACTGCTGGGCGGCATCGCGTCCAAGGTTTGGCATTCGGGCAACTTCAACCCGGCGACCAAGGCCACGCTCGGAACAAGCGCGACCTTTGCGGACGTGCGAGTGCTCGACGGCGCGGGCGGTGGGGTCGTCTATCTGGGCGACCTGGCCCATTTCCTCGTTTTCGACGGCTTCAACTACGTCCTGCCGAACGCGCCGCTCATCTCTGCTGGCGGCACGGTCTGGACTTCGGCCACCTTCAACCCGGCCGACAAGGTCTCCGTCTCCGAAACGAACCTCGGCCGCGTCGGAGCCGGGCCGTTGGTGAAGATGAACAGCTACCAGGACTATGGCGACCGGCCGACCGGGTGGACGGCCATGCTGACGCCGGACAGCGCCTGGAGCCCCGGCGGCTACGGCTACTTCATGAAGACGGGCCGGCGCGACAACAACGGCGGCTGGGGCGGCGTCTATGTCGGTCGGGCGACCGATCCCGACACCAAGCCAGATTTGTGGGTCGGCATGGCGATCACCCGCGACCACCAACCCTATTGGGCGAGGCTGTGGAGCGACGCCAACTTCGATCCGGGTTCGAAGATCACCATCGTCAACCCGGACGGCAACGCCCACACCATGGTCATGGGTTGGAACGGCGCGCGGTTCGTCGCCACCGTCGACGGCCTGGTGTCCCATGCCTTCCTGCACACGGCCGATGCGGCCTCGTCCATCGGCGCCAGCGGCTACGCCGTCGTCCCCGGCACGGGGCTGATGATCCAGTGGGGCGTCGTGACCTCCAACATCGCCGAGGGTCCGACCCACGCCTACCTGCCGGTCGCCTTCGGCGGCGGGTGCCTGGTCGCCCTGGCGACGCCACGCAACCCCGGAAGCAACGTCAATTCCGACTACTACATGCAGGTCGTCGGTCGGTACCAGGACCGCATCGTCTTCTTCGCCAACCGCGCCAACGGCTCGGCCGGGAACCTGGACGGCTACGAATGGATCGCCCTGGGTCGCGTCAACGGCGCGCCGGACCCCGCCTACAGCAGCGGCGGCGGCGGCGGCGGCGGCGGCGGCTACATCGATCCCTATGCTTGATTTCCCGAGCGCATCATGACCCTCTTCTTCAGCGGCGCGACGGGCGCCTTCTATGACGACGGCCTCTGGAGCGCCGATCTGCCGGCCGACATCGTTGAGGTCACGCCCCAGGACCACGCCGTCCTGATGGCCGCCGTCTCGGCGGGCAAGATACTGCAGGCCGGACCGGACGGCGCACCCGCCGCCGTCGATCCGCCGTCGCCCTCGGTGGAGACTCTGGCGGCCTGGGCCCGCCGACGTCGGGACGCGGAGATCGCCGGGCTCCGCTATCTGGTCGAACGGCACCGCGACGAACTCGCCCTTGGCCTGACCACCACCTTGACCGCAGAGGATTTCCGCTTGGTCTTGGAGCACATCCAGGCGCTGCGCGACGTGCCTGAGCAGGCGGGTTTTCCAGAGGCGATCGACTGGCCGACCCTGGCGCCCGAGCTCCTGACCGGCGCCGACTGAGCGCCTCGTCCTGTTGTGCGGGCGCGTCTGACAACAGCCGCGCCGCGAAAGCCGTTTGCCGCTGCGCCATCGTCCGCCGGCATGACCCGCGCCCCGTCCACGTCTAACGCCGAAACCGATCTCACGATCGGGAATCTGGCGCGCGTGGGTGTGATCGACAGGGTCGATCTCCAGGCGGGTAAGGCCGTCGTCCGCTTCGGCGAAGAGCTGACCCCGCCGATCGACTGGCTGATGGCCGCCGGCGACACGAAAATCTGGCTTCCCCCCACGGTGGGCGAACAGGTCCAGGTGTTGGCCTCTGAGGGAGACGTCGAACAGGCGGTGATCCTGGGCGGCCTCCCGTCGTCGGTCTTTGCGCCACTGTTCCTCGGCGCGGCGGTCGCCATCCGGTTCAAGGACGGGGCCGTGATCAAATACGATCCTGAGACCCACCGGCTCGACTTCGACCTGCCGGGCTCGGCCGTCATCACCGCGCCGCAAGGCGTCACCGTGAGCGGAGACGTCCACATCCAGGGCGACTTGAAGACGTCCGGCTCGATCGCCGCCGATGGCGACGTCAAGGCCGGCGACATCAGTCTGAAAACCCACCTGCATGGCTCCGTCGCCGCGGGCCAGGGCGTGTCCGGCAAACCCCGCCCATGACCGGCCTGAACCGTCACAACGGGCGCGCCCTCGACCCGAACAGCGACACGCACCTGGTGCAGTCGATCGGCGACATTCTGACCACACCCTTGAACGCGCGCATCGGCCGCCGGGCCTACGGCTCTGACCTGCCCGATCTGATCGATCAGCCGCTGAACGCACGGACGCGGATCCGCATCTTCGCGGCCACGGCCATGGCCCTGCTCAACAATGAGCCGCGCATTCGCCTGCGCCGGGTCCAGCTGCAGTTCACCGCCGCCCATGCGCCCTCGCTTCTGTTGGACGTCGTGCGCACCGACCGGCCTCGCCCCGCGCTCGCGACCCTCAGCGTCTCCCTCCGCCCAGCCTGAACCAAGGAAGCCCGCCCATGGCCCTTTCGCCCCGACCCCACGGCATCAGCCACCAGGAAGCGCCAGCGCGCAACGTCGTTCTGGCCGTGGCCGCCACCTCGATCTGGGGCGTGGTCTGCACCGCCTCCGACGCCGACGCCGAGGTCTTCCCGCTCGAAACCGCGGTGGCGGTGACCGATCCTGAGAGCTTGATCGCCGACGCCGGCGTCCAAGGCACTCTGTCGCGGACGCTTCAGGCCCTGGCGGCGTTCGGCCCCTCGATCGGCGTCGTCGTGCGGGTCGCTGAGGGCGTGGGCGACACGCCGGCCGAGATCGCTGCGGATCTCGACCAGAAGGTCGTCGCCGGCGTCGCCAAGCTTCGCCTGGCGGAACAGGCGATCCAGCTCCGTCCCCGCATCCTGGCGGCTCCGGGCCTGGACACCCAGGTGGTCGCCACGGCCCTGGCGACTGCCGCGGCCCGGCTATCCGCCATCGCCTATGCCGCCGCCCAGGGCGAGACCCCGGCGGAGGTGAAAACCTATCGGGACGGCTTCACCCAGCGCGAGCTGATGCTGATCGATCGGACCTTCCAGGCCACGGACGCCGTCTCCACCTTGACGGTCGAGACATTCGCCCCAGCCGTCGCCGTGGGCCTTCGCGCCTTGCTGGACCGAACGGTCGGCTACCACAAGACGATTTCCAACGTGATCCTGCCGGGCGTGATCGGCATCGTGGATCCGCGCGAATGGGATCTCAGCAGCGCCCAGACCGAGATGGGGTTGATCAACGGCGCGGACGTCACCGGCCTGATCTGGCGCGACGGTTTCCGCTTCTGGGGCAACCGCACCTGCACCACGGACGACCGATACAGGTTCGAAAGCGCCGTGCGGACGAACCAGGTTCTGCGCGACACCATCGTCGAGGGGCTCTTCCCCTATATCGACCAGCCCCTGATCGGCTCCTTGCCGACGGACATCGTCGAGAACATCAACAAACTGTTTCGTCGCGAGGTCACGGCCGGCCGCCTGGTCGGCGGCGAAGCCTTCCTTTCGTCGGGCAACACCGCCGAGAGCCTGGGCGCCGGCAAGCTGAAGATCGGCTACCGCTTCACCGATGCCTCGCCGCTCGAGGATCTGGGGGTAACCAGCGAGATCACCGACGAATTCTACGCCGATTACTTCGCCGCCGCCGCCTGACCTGGCCCGCCCGTCACGCCATCATCCCGGCCGCGCGCCGCCAAGGAGCCTGATCCATGAACCTTCCGCGTAATCTTCACGACTTCAACGTCTTCGCCGGCGGCCGCTCGCTCGCCGGCCAGGCGCGCACCATCACCTTGCCGAAGCTGGTCATGAACACCGAGGAGTATCTCGGCGCCGGCATGGGCGCGGCCGCCAAGATCCATACGGGCAGCATCGCGGGCCTGGAGTTCATGCACAACTATGGGGGGGAGGTGCCCGAGTTGAACGCCGGATTCGGCGATCCGCGCCTGGACGGGCAGCAGCTCCGTTTCGCCGGCGCCTACAAGAACGACGCCATCGCCGCCTACGACGACGTCCAGATCACGGTGAGCGGTCGCACCAACGAGATCGACACCGGGGAGCAGGAGATCGGCTCCAAGAACGGCGTCAGCTACAAAACGGACTGCGTCTATTACAAACAAGTCCGCAACGGCGTGGTCGAGTTCGAGATCGACACGCTGAATAAGAAGCTCTTGGTCTACGGCGTCGATCGCTGGGCCCAGCTCCGCGCCATCACCCGCTGATCGTGACCGACCGGCGCATCCCATCTGCAATCCTGACCCCGGCCGCGGTCGCGCGCCGGCGACCCGACGCTGAGACGCGTCGGGCGGCCGAGGGTCGATTCACGGCGCGCATGCAGACCTTGCCGCCGCACCTGCTCCGGGGAGCCTGACTATGACCGAACCCACCGCCGCCGCAGACCAGAAGCCCCTGGTCGACGACAAGGGCCGTCCGCTGATCGACGCGGCCGGCAACCGCCAAGTTTGGGTCGATCTGGACAACCCGATCAAACGGGGAGGGGCGGACGTCTACGAAATCCGCCTTCGCAAACCCGACACGGGCCATCTGCGCGGCACCAAGTTCAATGACCTCTTCACCATGGACGTCAACGCCGCCTCGATCGTCGTACCGCGCATCTCTGATCCGGTCATCCCTACGGCCGAGTTCCTGACCCTGGCGCCCGAGGATGCGGCCCAGATCACCGGGGAGATCGTCGGTTTTTTGCTGACGAAGCGTCAGAAGGTCGCGGGTGGCCTGGATGCGTAGAGGAGGCGATCTCCGACATCGCCGGCGTCTTCCACTGGTCGCGCGAAGAGCTGCTCCGCCTCCCTCTCGCTGAACTGTTCGATGAGCGCGAGCGCGCCGTCGCCTGGTGGAACCGGGTCCACGCACCGCCCAAGAAGGACTAGCTCGCATGGACAAGAAGCTCCGCCTGGATCTCCTGTTCCGCGCCGGCGGAAACGCTGTGGGTTTTCTGAAAGGCATCTCGAGCGAAAGCGGATCGGCCGCCCAAGGCGTGAAGGCTGCGCGGGACCGGATCGTCGAGCTCCAGCGCGCCGCCAAGACCGTCCAGTCCTATCGGACGATGGAAACCCGCCTCAGCGCCACCCGGACGGCCATGGAGGCGGCGCGCGCGGAAGCCGCTCGTCTCGGCCGCGCCCACAGCGAGACCGAACGGCCGACCAAACAGATGGGGCGGGCGCTGGAGGTCGCCCGCACCAAGGTTCGTGAACTTCAATCGCAGGAGCAAGGCCAGATCCGCGCCCTGATCGAGATGCGGGCCAAGCTGAAGGAGGCGGGTCTCGATGCGCGAAACCTCGGCGGATCGCAAGCCAAGCTCACGCGGCAGATGCGCGAGGCCAATCAGGTGCTGCGCGACCAAGCGCGCCGCTTGACCGAGGTCGGCGAGCGGCAGCGCCGAATGCAGACGGCCCGCAACCGCTACGACCGGAGCCAAGCCCTGGCTGGAACCATGCAGGGGGCGGGCGCCTCTGCGATCGGCGCGGGCGTCGCCGCGGCCGCGCCTCTTGTGCTCGCCGGCAGCAAGGCGGTGAACTTCGAAGACGCCCTGCTGGACGTCAGGAAGGTCGTCGATTTCGACACGCCCCAGCAGTTCCAACAGATGAACCGGGACGTGCTGCAGCTGTCTGAAAATCTCAACCAGGCGCCGGAAGGCATGGCGGCGATCATAGCGGCGGCGGGCCAGGCCAAGATCGCACGGGGAGAGCTGCTGGGCTTCGCCGAGGACGCCGGCAAGATGGGCGTCGCCTTCGATACGACGGCCGAGGACGCAGGATCCAAGATGGCGACCTGGCGAACGGCCTTCGCCATGACCCAGCCGCAGGTGCGCGCCCTGGCGGATCAGATCAACTATCTGGGCGACAACGGCAACGCCACGGCCCTGAAGATCTCCGACGTCGTCACCCGCGTCGGTCCGCTGGGCGAGGTCGCCGGCCTTGCGGCCGCTCAGATCGCCGCCCTGGGCTCGACCATTGTGGGTATGGGGGTGGAGGAGGAGATCGCGGCCACCAGCATCAAGAACACCATGCTCGCCCTGACCAAGGGCGAGGCGGCCACCAAGGCGCAGCGGATCGCCTACCGGGAGCTGGGGCTCGAGGCGTCAGCCGTATCGAAGGCCATGCAGATGGACGCCGGCGGCACGATCATGGACGTGATGACGCGGATCTCGAAACTGGCGCCCGATCGCCAAGCGTCCATCCTGACCCAGCTCTTTGGATCGGAATCGGTCGCCGGCATCGCGCCCATGCTGACCCAGCTGAATGTTCTGAAGGACAATCTCGACGCGGTCGCGGACTCAAGCCTCTACGCCGGCTCGATGCAGAAGGAGTTCGAGAACAGGCAGAAGGGCGCCAAGACGGCGATCAGCCAGAGCAAGATCGCCCTTCAGGGCCTCGCCATCGAGGTCGGGACCAACTTCCTGCCGATGATCAAGGCGGGCTCCTCGGCCGTCCGCAGCGCCGCACGTGGAGTGCGGGACTTCAGCAGGGCTCACCCGAACGCCGTCAAGGTAGTGGCGGCGCTTGTGGGGGTGATCGCCGCGGCCCTGACGGTGTTCGGCGGGCTGGCCCTGGTCATCGGCGCTGTCCTTGGACCGTTCGCTCTGCTGCAGTTGGCGCTCACCCAGACGGGCCTGCTTTTCGCGCCCGTCATCGCCGGCCTGACGGGGGCGGGAGCGGCCGCCGGCGGCGCCGCCGTAGGCGTAAACGCGCTCCTCTGGCCCGTCTTGTTGGTGGTGGCGGCGGTCGCTGCGCTCGCGGCCGGCGCCTACCTCATCTATCGGAACTGGGGGAAGATCGGCCCCTGGCTGGCGGGCCTCTGGAGCGGTGTCTCCGGCGTCGTCCAGACCGCAATTGGGGTCGTGACCGCCTACATCATGAACTTCACGCCCCTGGGGTTCATCATTCGAAACTGGCAGCCGATCACCAACTTCATCGGCGCCCTGTGGGACATGGTCGCCCAGCTGGTCGGCCTGGGGCTCGACGCGGTGAAGCTCTACCTGCTCAACTTCACGCCGCTGGGTCTCGTCGTGCGCAACTGGAGCGGCGTGGTGGGATGGGTCAGCGGCGTCTGGACCCAGGTCGGCGCGACAGTCTCAGGGGGAATCGCGGACATAAAAGCCGCGATCGCCAACTTTCAGCCCCTCAATGATTTCCGGGCTGCCTTCGCCGAAGTCTGGACCTTCCTGGCCGAGTTGCCGGGGCGTTTGATGAACGCCGGCGCCGACGCCATGCGTGGCTTCACCCAAGGCATTCGAGGGCAGCGCGCTCAGGTTCAGGCTGCGGCGGCCGAGGCGGCCGGACGGGCCGAGACGGGCGCGCGCACCAGGCTGGACACTCATTCGCCATCCCGTGTCTTCGCGGCGATCGGTCGGGACGTCATGGCGGGGATGGGCGTGGGCATTCTCGGGGGGACGGACCGGGTCGTCGCTCGCATGCGCGCCGCCGCATCCGCCGTCGCCGTCGCCGGCGCACTTGCCGCGACTGGAGCGGCTGCCGACGGCGTCTCATCGCCGGTCATCACGGTCAAGGACGCCCCCACCGCCTTCGCGCCGCCGCCGGGACCGCGCCGGCCGCCTCCGCCGGGGGGCGGGGCAGGGATGTCGATCGCCAAGATCGAGATCCACATTCACCAGCTGCCGGGCGAAACGTCTGACGACCTCGTCAACAAGGTCGCGGAACGGATGATCAGTCTGCAACGCGGCAATACGGCGAGCTTCGAAGCCGACGCCGATTCCTGGGGCGACTGATCATGCTGCTCGCCCTTGGCATGTTCGACTTTGCGATCGACACCGCGCTCTTCAACCAGCTCCAGCGCCGGCGGAACTGGCGTCATCCTTCCGGCGAAAGGGTAGGGGCGCGCCCGGCCAGCCAGTACGCCGGTCCAGGCGAGGACGTGATCACTCTGGGCGGTCTGCTCGCGCCGGGTCAGATCGGTCATGCCGAGGCCCTGGATGACATCGCCTTGATGGCGGACGCCGGCGCCGCCTATCCGCTGCTCGATGGCGAAGGCTACGTCTACGGCGCCTATGTGATCACCGACCTGGACGAAACGAAGCGCAACTTCCTGGTCGACGGCCAGGCCCTGACGGTCGATTTCGTCATCACCCTCAAGCGGGTGGACGACGACCAGGGCGATGCGGGACAGACCGTGACCGGAGCCGCGTTGTGACGACGGCGGACGGCGCGGCGGCGCGCTATGTTCACCGCAAGGCGGTCTTCGACCTTGTCGTCGAGGGGCGAAGCATCAGCGCCACTGTCAACCCACGGCTGGAAAGCCTGACGCTTACGGAAAAGCGTGGCGCGGACGCTGACGAGCTCGAGCTTGTTCTGAAGGATCATGACGGCAAGCTGTCGATCCCGCCGGCGGGCGCCTTGATCACCTTGAAGCTCGGCTGGCTGGAGTTGCGCGACGGCGCGACGGCGCAGCTGGTCGACAAGGGCAGCTTCAAGGTGGACGAGCGATGCTGGAGCGGCTCGCCCGACGTCCTGACCATCCGGGCGAAGTCGGCCGACCTGACGCGAGCCTTCAGGAGCCGTCGGTCACAAACCTGGTCGAACACGACCCTCGGCGCCGTCCTGTCCGACATCGCAGCGCGGAACGGGCTCACGCCCCGGATCTCGCCCGGCATGGCGGCGATCGTGATCCAGCATCTGACGCAGGGTCGAGAAAGCGACAGCGCCCTTCTGGCCCGCCTGGGCCGGGAATACGACGCTCTTGCCACGGTGAAGGCCCAGACCCTCCTGTTTGCAGCCGTGGGGGCCGGCGAGACGGCCGGCGGCCAGCCCATTCCGCCGATCTCCATCACCCGCCGAAAGGGCGACAGCTGCCGCTGGGAGTCGGCTGAGCGTGAGAACTACTCGGGGGTGACGGCCGCTTGGCATGATCGAGCGAGCGCGCAGCGCCGAGAACTGACGGTCGGCTCCTCGTCCAATCCGAAACGACTGGGCAAGACCTACGCGACCGAACGCGCCGCTCGGAAGGCGGCGGAGGCGCATCAAGCCAAGCAAAAGCGCAAGGCGGCGAAGTTTTCCATCAACCTGGCGATGGGAGACCCGGCCCTCTATCCGGAGCGAAAGGTGACGGTTCAGGGATTCAAGCCTGAGATCGACGCGGCGGAATGGCTGATCGATGAGACGACCCATCGCCTCGACGGAGCGGGCGGCTACCGCACCAGCCTGCAGATGGAACTGGGCGCCGCAGCGGGCGCGACGCCCCAATGACGCGGGGTTACGGGGCTCATAACCTGAAGTTTTTTTCAAGCGCGTCCGGAACCTTTTCTGTTATAGCAGAAGCGGGGGACGCGACGGGGATTATAGAATGCTCGGAATGAAGCGTTACGGCGGGCGCGTGCCTTGCCCCCACTGCGGCGAAGCCGCAAAGACCAGATCCTCGCGCGGGATCTCCGCGACTTATCGCGAGACCCATCTCCAGTGTCAGAATCTCGAATGCGGCTGGACCGGCGTGGCCTCCGTCATCATCGAGCGCACCATCGTCCAGAGCGCCAATCCGAACCCGCGCATTGCCCTGCCGATCACGGTCACGCGCCGCAAGGCCGCGAACGCCCCCATATCTACGCCGGCGAACGACGTCGATGTCGCCACGGCTGAGGCGATGTAGCTGCGGCGCTTCCCTGAGCGCTCAAAGAACTGTCTTCCGCAGCCCCCCATGTGGGAATTGGAGAGGTTAGCTTCGCGTGCGCGCGCGCAAACTCTCGACTTCGCGGATGCGCCAACAGCGGACCTCGCCCACTTCCGGAAAGTCGCCATTGGGACTGAGCTCTGTGGCGAAGCTAGCTCCGAAACGCCGAACGGCATGCGTGCTGAACCGCGACGCAGTCCCTCCCTATGATTCGATCAACCGAATTCTTCAATCTCCCCTCTACCCCAAGCCCATTTCCGTCTGCGGTCGATCACGGCACCGGCGTTACTCGGCGCTCGCAGCTCGCGCAGCCTTGGATCGGCTGCTGTGGCGCAGCCGGTGTGCTCTGACCGAGGCCCAAGCACGCCGCACGGCAGGAAGATCGATAGACGCCGCCGAAGGATGCCGGCTTAGCCACTCATCCCCGAAATCCAAGATCGGTTCGGGGTCGTTCTTGGCCTGTCTGTGGATCTCAACGAAGGCGTCGAACTCCTCATCGGTCGGCTCATGATAGGCGATCGGCAGCCGTTTCAGTTCGCTTGGCGACAGTTCCAGCACGCCGCCTCCGTAGAAGCGGCCGTTGATCTCAGCAAACAGCAGGGTCACCGAATTATAGAAAGAATAGCAAATCCCGCGCATGGTCCGGCCCGCTTTCGGGTGAAGCCCATAGGCCGTGTCGGTGATATGGACGTCCGCCTCATTGACGCAGATCCTCGGGAATCCGTGGGACCGCTTGAAGAAGAAGCCTGCCGCACTCGGGACTAAGCGGACCTCGTACCAGTGCTTCCGATGACGGCATTTGTACCGGTCCGGAAGTCCATCCTTGACGCCCGTCGCGATATAGGCCTGAAGGTCGGCCTCGAACTCCTCGACCGGACCCTTGACGTAAAGAAGACGGCAAGGCTCGCGCTGCGAGAGCGCTTCGAAATCCCGGGCCGAGAAGATCGGCGAGCGATTGGTGATGCTCTGCTTCTTGAGGATCGGCAAGACGTATGGCCACAGCCCCAAACGTTCGACCTCTGCATCTCTGAGAATGAAGAAGTCGTTGGCTGCCGTAACCACCCCAGGGGCGCTAGTCGCCAGGTCCGCGAAGTTCGGAAGGTCGGCCTCGATCCGGCGCAGCGCGGGAATTAACGACGGTTCAAGCAGGAAAGTGTTGAGGTCCAACGCCATCGGCCGAGCATCTTCCGTGTCCATTCTGTATTCGACGGCGCTCGCCAGATTGGACATTTTCTTGACCCGTTGGACGTAGAGGCCTGGCGGCTGAGCCGTGGCCCGGCGGCCCACAAAGATGACGGCGTCCTGTTCAATCTCAGGGAAGGCCTTCTCGTCCGAAACAAAGAGGTCAACGCGTTCAAAGGCGTGGAGCATGCGTTTGAGCACCGCCTGCCCATAGGAGACTGTTATCAGCTCATACGGAAGCACGAAGGCGACCACGCCATCGTCGGACACCAGCCGGGCGGAGGCCACGAGGAATGCCGCCCAGCTGTTCTTGAGCTCCGCCAAAGGATAGTTCGTCAAGACCGACAAACGGGCGAGCGATGCCTTGAACGCGGGCGGGAAGTTGTGCTTGCGAATGAAGGGCGGGTTTCCAACGATGAGGTCAAATCGGGCCAAGTCCTCCTCAAGCCTATCGCAGGCGAACTCGACGAAGTCCTGCGCTTGCAGCCGCGTCGAATCCGGCCAAGCGGTCCTATTCAGGGCCAGAGTCTCTACGACCTTTCTGTCGATATCGACGGCGACGTGGTCGTGCTCGCCCATCAAACTCGCCAGCTGGCCGAGGAAGGCACCGTCGCCGGCGCTCGGCTCAAGGACACGCAGGCGACGCACAGGCAGTTCCTGCATCGCGACGCGAATGACTGCTTCCGCCACGGCACTGGGTGTGTAGACGGCGCCAGTCAGTCGAATGGCGGACCGCCTATCGAGGAAGGGCGCGGAGTTCATAGTCTTCGATGGATTGGGTCAGGTCGTAAAAGCGTTCCAGCAACGGCGCATAGTCATGAGAGGGCCTGCCACGCCCTTTGTAGGCCTCAATCAGGTCGCTGATCTCGCTGCGCAAGCTGCGCGCCTTGCGGGCCTTCCAAAGCAATTCATGCCGGATGAGCCGCAGGCGCAGTCGCCTGATCACATATTCGCCCAGAGGCGTCTTCGCAGTGATTCGGCCGCTCATGTCTCGACCGAGATGATGGGAGTACTGATCCGAACAGGGGTCGACGAATCCCCGTGCGCCGTCGTTCGGACTAGCGGCCTCTGTTCCGATCCAGTGGTTCGACTTGGAGACGTTGCAGAACCTGCAGGCGTAGACGAGGTTCGCGTAGGCCAGCGTCAGTTCTGGGAACTGCTTCTTGGGCGCGAAATGGTCGATGTGAAACGTCGAGGGGTCCGCGCGCTCGTCGTCGTCGCCGCAGTATCCGCAAGCCTGAACGAAGTCCTCACGCAAGTCGCTGCGGTAAAGGCTGTATCGTGGCTGTTCAGCGACGACGCGGCGGGTTGGCCTCGTGACATGGACCGGGCCGAGCTCACTCATTGAGGGCCTTGCGCATGTCGGCAATAAGTTTTTCCGTCTCCTCGAGCAGCTCGGTTTGGCGACTCAGTAGGGTTCCGCTCAGCAGGTCTCGCTTGACCTGGCGGGAGACCGGGTCATCCGCGCCAATGTTTTCCTCAATAGCTTGGTCAAGGTCCAGAATACGATCGACCTGCATACTACTCAGCTCATTGCGATCAATCGCGAGCAGTTCGTCTAACTCGCTCTGCCAAGCCGCCATGCGGCTTTGATGTTTCTGAATCTGGAGGACAATGCGCTGCAGGAATTGCTGCCGCCCGGTGCCCGCATTGGGGTCCTTTGAATAGACGCGGTTGACGTCGTCCGCGACAAGCAAAGCCTCTTCTGGCAGCGATGTCTGAATGAAGCAGGGGAATCCCGCGCGCCTAGCGCTCACTGCGTCCAGCAGGCCCTCGCCATTGTATTCCACCGGCCCGGCCTCTGTGAGCCGGAAGTCCGAGATGACCGCATCGACCCCCAGTTCAGACAGCTTGTCGAGCATCTGCTCGAGTGTCGGTTCGGGGGCTAGGACATGGACTGCCTCGAACAGCCCGCTCTGCCAGGCATCGGTGAAGAAGTCCGCGCGCGCGTCTTCGAGTTCATCAATATAGGCGATGCTCGGTTTGACCGCCTCTTCGGCTTCCACCATCTATGCCCCCTGGGTCACGCGATACGCCGGCAGACGAACAAGGAGTTTGAAGCCCGGTTCGCCAAGCGCGCTAAGCAGTTTCACGGTGCCGCCATAGTCGTCAACGACGTTTCGAAGCAGCCACATGCCGATGCCCGTGCCACCCGAATCCCCGAGGTCGTCGTCCTTCTTCGACGTCACACCGAACATGAAGATGTCCTCGGGGACATTGAAGGTCGAAGCGAGACCCGGGCCATTGTCCTGATAGTCCATGTCGATCCAACGGCCGTCGGTCACCGTAGCCCTGATCGTGATCTGTCGAGTCCCCGGGCCTGAGGGTTTGAGGAAGGCTTCGACCGAATTGTTGATGAGGTTATAGAAGATGCTATCGAGGTCGATTTCATGGGCTAGGATGCCCAGATCGCCCTCACCGGCCTCGCCGACGTCAAGATGGATTTTCCGGCCAACGAGGAACTCGTCCCAATAGCCCTTGACGCCGCGGAGGTACGTTTGCGCATCGATCACGCGCCGTCGCCTCTTGGCCGGAGATACCGCGGCCAAGGCAAAATCCACCCAGCGGCTTACCTTTTCATCCTGTCGGCGCATCCGTCGGATTATGCTGGCGGGCCGCGCCGGCTCCGGGACCTCCGCAAGCCGATCAGAATCGGTCACGGCCTGAACCGAACTGGCTAGGCGGTCGCCGCGGGCTTCCATGTCCGCCTTGATCTGCTTGAGTTCGTGCGTGAACGAGACCAGAATCGTGCCCAAGGTCGCCATGCCCCGAAGGACTTGGTTGTCGTCCTTGGCAGCCTCCAACTCGTGGACTTTGGACTCCAAGGCGTCGCCAAGGAGGCCGATGTCGGTCGTCACCTTCTCGGGCTCAACGGGAGGCACCACCGTCGATGCACCCGGCTTTTCGCCGCTACTCGAGGCGGCGCGCCGGTACTGGCTGACGATACGCAGGGCCTCGGCTACGTCCGGCGGAGGCGGATTGTCGCGATCAAAAGCCGCCTTGAACTGATTGAGGATATAGGAGCGGTCATACTCGAACGTACTGATCAACGCCCGCACAATATCGCGGAAGATGGAGAAGGTGCGTTCGTTGCGAATGCCTTCCCGGTTCGACTGGTCGTCGAGCCCGGGGTTGTCCTCCTTTGTGATGTAGAGGGTCCCGGCGAGCTGCTGGGGCGGGACGTTCCAACTGGCGCGGGAGGCGGCGGCCGGGTTGCGGGCCACCCGCTCACCGAGCAGCAGCCAGTCATAGGCTTGGGAGCCCGGCTCGCCGTAAGGGCGGACGCGGAAGTTGTCCCGGTAGAGGCGGATGCCTCCCGAGTTTTTCAGCCAAGCGCGCCGGCGTGAGACATCGAAATTCTTCTGCGGATAGTGTTTGAGGTTGTCCGAAGTCGGGTTCTGAAGCTTGAAGAAGTAGAGGGTGAAATCGAACGGGCCCACGCTCTGATAGGGTCCGACGTCCTCATCCTCGTCCAGCCTCATCAGCCGTCTGAGATCTGTGTCGAACTCGTAGAAACCTCGTTTGAAGTCATCCCGCGTGAAGCCGGGCTGCTTCATCGCGTCCGCGTCGAAGACGCTGGGCCGTATCCGTTCCGCGTCGATTTCCTGGCGCTCGAGCTTGATCCGGATCATTCCGTCCGCCCTGACGTTCGCGATCATCCGGTAGTCGAACTGATCGGGGGGAAGGTTGTCGATGAAGCCACTCTTCTCCGGAGCGCGATGATCGTAGACATAGATGTCAAAGTCGGCGCGCTCCATCGGAGGCAAGAGCGAGGACAGGGTCTCCTTCAGCCGAAGGCTGTCGGTCGCGTCCCAAATGTCGGTCAAGAGTCCGATCCGGATCGCCGTACCCTTGATCCAGCTTATGGGCTCGCCCGGACTGTCTTCTTCAGGCTTGCGGACCACATCCCCCACCAAGGGTTTCGGCAACGCATCGGGCAGCAAATCGGCGAGCGCAGCTGTCTGATAGACTTCCGACAGGGGCTGGGTCTCGGTTTCGAGCAGCGCCTCTACGTCGGACACGATCTTGCCGGCACCTTCGAAATCGGACCAGTCGACATACCAGTGGACGATGGAGCCTGAGTTTTCTTGGCCAGAATAGAGGTCGCTCTCGCCGCCCAAGCGATCAAGCGCGAAGCGGCCGATCCCCTTGGCCCCAGTTACGATCCGTCCACCGTGTGAGCGGACGTTCAGTTCCTTGGCGTCCGTGCCGATCACCATCCAGCGTTCGTTTATGATGTCCGACGACATCCCGTGCCCGTTGTCGACGATCCACAGATCGAGCACCTGATCGAGAGACTCAGCCAGTCTCGCTGCATCAGCGGCCTCAACGTCATCCTTCAGCTGCCAGCGGCCATTGACCTCTTCGACAATCGCGTCGACATCCGCGAACAGATTTCGGACCGCCGAGAGTTCCTGACGACTGAATGACTTGGGCAGGGCGGCCCAGCGTCGGACGAAAAGCACTGCGCAGACCTTGGCGTCGGCGTCATACGCGTTCTTTACCAGTTCCGTGACCGCGCCATGCGACGTGGCTACGTTTTCGCGACCGATCAGGCGCGCGGCGCGTGCGGAAACCCTGAAGGGAACTTTAGTCATCGTTCATAGCCGCTTCGCCCCTGAGCAGATGCTGTCTTAGGCTATAGGGAAACGGATGCAACGTCGCCTAACGTTCCTGCCGCAAGCGGACATGACTGACGGCCGCTAAGAGTCGAGGCCGTGTAAAAACGTGCTGAGCTGCGGCGGGGCGGGTGTGGCGACGAGGCGCAGAGCGCCATCGTCTCAGGCCCTGATCGCCT